GGAGGCCACGAAGGAAAGGCCGTCCACCGCCATCGTGATTGTGCAGGGGTAGGTGTTGTTCGCGTAGTCGATGATGGACGAGGTGACCGTGGTCGTCAGTAGGTTGGCAGGGCCACCCGTCTCGGGGGTATAGGTGACGGTCCCCGCGAAGGTCGTGCCGCGTTTGAAGGTGACTGAGGTCGAGCAGGTCATCGGGTCTTAATGTTGCTGGGATTGGAAGGGGGTATCAGGACGCCACGATGTTGGTCGTGTACCCGCTGCCCGTGGTCAAAAGTTTGGTGTAGCCCGTCCAAGTGCCGAACCAAGCATCGGTCGTGGACTTGAAGCCCGGAAGGGTTGCGGAGGGGTAGGACGGCAGGGTCTCAACCCATTGGACTTCACCGCCCCCGATGTAGCCGGGAAGGGTGAGGGTTCCGATCAGGAGCTGGGTCACTTTCCAATTCTCGTTTTCGTACACGATGGAGGCAATCTTGATGCGCTCGGCGGCGTAGTTGGCCAAGGCATAGTTGAGCATATTAACCATGAGGTTCCCGCTCCCGCCACCTTCCCCTTCGACCGTGACCGCCGTGACCTGTTGGTAGCAGTCCCAGTTATAATGACCCTCGGTGTCGGTCGGGAAAGCCGTCGATTTGGTGTACGCGTCAGAGCCGTCCGCAATGACGGCAAGCAGCGGGAAGGTGCCGTCTCCACCGCTTGAGCTGAGTTGATTGCGCACGATGTAGACGCCCCAAGTGTCCGATCCCGTCGCTGGGTCTTCCTCGGTCTCTCCAGGGGTATACTTCTGGATGGTCACATAGCCATCCGAGGCCCAGATGGAATTGGGGATGTCGGACCCCTCGGTGCGTGAGCCTGTCGGGTAGATGGCGAAGCCTTGGACATTGAACTCCGTCAAGGCCTGTTGGGACGAATACATCGGCGAGGTCGTGACCGATTGCATCGCGATGACGCGGCCCTTGGCGACCCATACGTTGTCCCCATACATCTCGACCTTGAACTGCTCTGGGCCGTAAGCGGTCTGGTTCGGAAAGAGGATTTCGAGGGAAGAGCCGTCAGCCGTTTGGGTGACGTTATATCCGATGCCTGGTTGTACGCCGCCCATTATACGAAGGTCGGATAGACTTGGGTGGGCCAGCCTTCCTTATTGATGCGGATTTGATAGGAGCATTTGTAAACGTGGCCGTACTCCTCGAAGTTCACACCAGCCAACAGGACTTGACCGCCGAAGCCACCCTCGAAATCCGTGCCCACGAAGTCTGGGATTAACTTGGGTCCGCCTTCCCAGCTTTGGACGGAGGTCGAGCGTCCAACGTTGGACAGGAACTTCTGGACGACTGCTGTGCTGGTCGTGTAGATGATGCCCGAAAGGCCAGTCGTCGGGGCGAGGTAGTTGGTCTTGCCGTAGAAGGCTCGATAGGTTGCGTCCGGGTCTTTGAAGCCCGTGAACTGATAGGTCGTTCCAATCTTCTTAAAGTGTGCCCCGTTGAGGCCGACGTACTCGCCAGAGACCAAGGTGGACGCAGGGTAGACAGGCGCCGAAGGGGTGCCCGTGCCGTAGCCGGCGATCATGGCGCTTGGGTCTGGGTCGCCTTCGGAGTCTACCGCGTTGAAGAAGTGAGGGTGGCTTTCGATGCGCTCGGTGCCAAGGCTGATGGCCCCGCTGATGTTGGCACGCGTATTAGTCGCCGACACCCAGTCGCCTGCACCTTCTTCGCCTGCTGCGACCTCGGAGCAGATGCCGACATAATCGACCTTGTAGCTGATTAGTTCGGTGGACCTAAACTCGCGGCTAATCTTCCAAGCCTTCATGAAGGAGAACTCCGGGTGGTCGGAGCCCTTGAGGATGGGAGTCCCGTCTTCGTCACCAGTCCAGATGACGGTCGAGGTCAACAGGCCGTAGCCATCATTTGAGACGGTCGCTCCTGGCTGTTGCAGGGCGGTGGAAAGTGCGTTGCCGTTCTTGACGAGTGCCATGGGAAATTAGCGTTGGAGGCCGGGAGAGTAGAGGGGGTACTTTCGGCCAAGCGGTTTGGTCGGGTCTTTGTCGATGCCCGCGTTGACGAGTTCGCCGAGCTTGGCGTCCATGCTGGCGAGGGTGGCGTTTGCCTCTTGGGCGAGGGCGATCTGCGGGGAGGCACCGACGCCGATGATGCCGGAACCTTCTGGGCCCTTGAAGGCTTCGGGCTTTCCTTTTCCGTCGATGCCAAGGCTTTCTGACAGTCGCTTCCCTTCGTCCGTCCTCGTGAAGTATTCGATGGCCATGCGTTGAACTTCCTTGTCTTGGGCAAGGCCTTCCATCGTGACGCTACCTTCGCGGAGTTTGCGGACGTATTGTTCGGGGAGATTGAAGTCCCTGAATTGACCGCCTTCGTTGGCGAGGATTTGACGGGTGATGTCCGCACGGCCGGCCTCGACCAATTTGCGTTCGTCATCGAGCTCCTTCTTTCGTTTGAAGAAAGCAGCCGCCCTGGCTTCTTCGCTTGAGGCAAAGGCCGTCTTGCCTTGCGAGATGAGGTCGAGACCTTCCTTGGCGTTCTGGCGGGCTTCGGCCATCGCGGCGCTGATATAACTGATGGCGGACTGGAGCAGGACCATCGGGGCGGTGAAGCCGAGGAAGATGTCCTTGAAGGCGGTGCTGAACTTCTTCTGGATGTCCTCGACCTGTTTGCCGAAGGAGACGACGGCGGTCTTGGCCTTTTCGGTGGCCTGCGGGACGTCGGAGGTCGTCTTGATGTTTACTTCTAGGGATTGGGCCATGTCAGTCGGTCTTCTCCTTTGCTGGATTGGAAGCAGACGCGGCCCTCTCGGCTTCCATATAGGCCTCCTCCTCGGGGGTCATTATCTTGAGTTCAGCCCCCTTGCGGATGGCCAAGACCGAGTTGAGCCAGATGGCTTGGCACTCCGGCATCTCCCAAGCCCGCTTCTCCTCGATGCCCGATGCGATCAGGTTGGCGACGATGGCCAAGGGCCAAGGCACCCCATTGTCCCCGCCGCTTTTCTTGCCGTCCTTTTCCCAAAACTTGGGCCAGTCGTGGATTAGGGCGTAGCCTGAGAAGGCCTTGACCAAAGCCTCAAACTTGGAGGGGTTGCGGTTGAGACTGAGGATGCGCAGCTTGTCGAGCCAACCAATCTCCCCAAGCGGTTCCTCGGCGCATACCTGACAGGCAAAGATTAGGTCGGCTGGGGTGACGCCACGGTCGCCCGTGATTAGGGGCGACTTGAAGGCCATCAGTCGCACGCGGTACTTGAGGCACCACGGATAAAGCGAACGACCCAGCAACTTGAGGGGAGCCGGGTCGACGAAGGCGTTCAGGAAGCGATGGTCCACGCCAAGGACTTTGCCCCTTCTTGGGGCTGGGTCAATTAGGCAGGAGGCGTAACGTCTACGCCTTCGTAGCAGACCGCCGTGACCGTGAGCGAGACGAAGTCCTTATTGGAGCCCTTCTCGGAAATAGCCGTGACCGTGCCTTCGTAGGAAACCGTTGCCGTGCCGCCCGTATAAGCCGACTGGGTGTTAATCGTGAAGGTGAAGTCGGCGCCAAGGACTGGGACGGAGGAGGTCTTGCAAATGCCGTCCACCGTGATCTCGGTCTTGCGGTCGTCGAAGCGGGTCGTCTTGGTCAGGCCGGTCTCGTCGGTGACCGTGTTCGACAGGTTGAAGGTCGAGTTGACCGTGTAGGACTGGACGAAGAGGTTCGTGACGGTACCCGAGACACCGAAGAGGCAGGTAGTTCCATTGGTTACGGCGGCCATTTGTCTTTGCCCGTTTTGGAATAATTACGGGGCCAGACACGTCCAGACCGAGAAGGCGAAGGAGGTCGCCCAAGAGCGTTCGTCGATGCCCTCGTCCTCGGAGAGGATGCTGACGTCGTAACAGGTCGCGTCCCCGCCGGAGACGAAGGCGGCCTTGATGCTGTCGAGGTCACGCATATTTCCGACCAAGGCGGCGCAGCGGGCACGGTGATCGGCGAGGGTCGTGTCGTCGGCGTTGGAGAAAAGGGTGATGCGGACGGAGCAATCGTAGTTCCCCTCCCCCTCTTGGAGGCTTGCAGGAGGGCGGGCGGAGTCGCAGAGGACGACGGCCTTGGGCAGGGTCTGGGTGACGGCGCTGTCGCCCGTGAGGAAGGTGACCGAGGTCAGCCCCGTTTGGGTCGAGAGGTAGGTCGCAAGGGTGGACTCTACGATGTGGCGGATGGATTTGGTGCCCATAAAGGTTTGGTTATTTGCGGTTGAACTTGGCGACGTCGTCGGCGATGAGACGCTGGATTTTGGCGGGCATCTGTTTGACGCGGTTGCCGTAGACGAGGCCGAGGGTATCCGCTTGGTCGGCGATGCCGTAGATGTTGCCCATCAAATTGCGGATGGTGACCTCGGCAAGCTTGTCGGTGAAGGTTGATGCGCTGTTGCCCGGCACGCTGCTGTGCTTTGTGATCCATCCAGCCTTGCGGAGTTTCGAGCCCGCGTTCTTCTCCACGCCGTTGATGACGGGGCGGGGGAGGGACATCAGCGCTTTGTACCAGCCCGACTTGATGGCACCGACCGTCTCCTGGCGTTGGGCGATGTAGGCATCGAGGTCGGCCTTCTGCTCGACGACCCGCTTGTCGAAGGACTTTACCCCGCTGACGTTCCGGCCGTTCTTCCACAGTCGTCCGTTGTTGCGCCGATAGATGGGCTTGTAGACCGCGTCGATGGCGGTCGTACCTTGGAGGAAAGCCCCGTCGGAGCTGAGGGACTGGGCGGCCACGCGGTTGCCGATGCGGTTGAAGTAGTTCTTGGCCTTCTTGAAGCCCTCGGGCGTGCCGAACCCCTTGTACTGCTGGGAGAGCATACGGGCCACGAAGGAGTTCGCCGAGATGATGGTCGATTGGCTCGAGGCCACCTTCCAGAAAAGGCCTTGGTTATCGTTCAAGGCCAAGGAGCCAAGGCGCTTGATGACGCGGGTGGCCTGCGTCCCTGCACCTCCGCCCGTCAATGGGGTCACGACCTTGCCCACGTCTCGGTCCACGGCCCGCTCGCCGGCCTTCTTGGCGGCGTTGGATAGGCCGTTGCCTCCGCCCTTGGTCAGGGGAGGGG